AGATTTGGCATCTAAAGTTGATGACTATCTAAACTACATGGCAGAAGAATGGATGAAAGAAAACGAATTGGCAGTAGAATCTGGTCTACGTGCTGAAATCGCAGAAGACTTTATTGGTGCTCTACGTAACGTATTCGTTGAACACTACATCGATATTCCTGAAGACAAAGTTGATGTTGTTTCTGAAATGGCAGAAAAAGTTTCTGAATTAGAAGACCAACTAAACGAACAAATCAACCGTGGTGTTGAATTGTCTAAAGAATTAAACGAACACAAAAAATTTGAGGCAATCTACGCAGTGTGTGAAGGCCTATCGCAAACCCAAGTAGAAAAATTGAAATCACTCGCAGAGGGTGTGGAATTTACTACTGAAGAAGAATTTGCGGCAAAGTTGTCAACTCTAGTGGAATCATATTTCACAAAGACTGACGTAAAAATTGCAGACAATTCTGCTTTAGATGATGAAGTCCACATCGAGGAAGAAAAACAAACTACCAAGTCTGTTGATCCTTTGATGGAACAAGTCGTTGGCATTCTTAATAAAAGAGTGTAAATTATAAATAAAAAATCAGTTTCACAAAAATAGGAGACATTCACATGTTCATGACAGAAGAACTACAAAAGAAATGGCAACCAGTTTTGGAACATCCAGAACTAGCATCCATTACCGATCCATACAAAAGAAGCGTAACTGCTTTGGTATTGGAAAACCAATCTCAAGCAATGCGTCAAGACCGTATGGCCTTGAACGAAACTTCAGATACTGGTCCAACTAACGTTACCGGTTCTGGTATCAGCAACTTCGACCCAATCTTGATTAGCTTGGTTCGCCGTTCGTTGCCTAACCTAATTGCTTATGATATCGCTGGTGTTCAACCAATGACTGGTCCTACAGGCCTTATCTTCGCAATGCGTGCTCGTTACAACAACCAAACTGGTTCTGAAGCATTCTATAACGAAGCTAACACAGTATTCTCTGGTAACACTTCTTATAGCAACTACAATTCCGGTTATACATACGGTTTCAAGGGTGACGTTGCAGGTGTAAGCGATACATTGGCTAACACACAAACAGCAGTTGCTGGTGCAAACACAATCACAACCGGTACTGCTATGCCTACAAGCGTTGCAGAATTCTTGGGTGCTGATAGTTCTGCCGTGTTCCAACAAATGGCATTCTCTATTGAGAAAGTTACTGTTACTGCTGCTTCACGTGCTTTGAAAGCTGAGTATTCTCTAGAATTGGCACAAGACTTGAAAGCAATTCACGGTCTTGACGCTGAGACAGAATTGTCTAACATTCTTTCTACTGAGATTCTTTCTGAAATTAACCGTGAAGTTATCCGTACAATTTACACATCTGCAAAGATTGGTGCTCAATACGGTACAACAACTGCTGGTTACTTCGACTTGGATACTGACTCTAACGGTCGTTGGTCTGTTGAACGTTTCAAAGGTTTGATTTTCCAAATCGAACGTGATGCTAACGTTATTGCAAAACAAACTCGTAGAGGCAAAGGTAACGTTCTGATTGTTTCTTCAGACGTTGCTTCTGCTATGGCTATGGCTGGCGTGTTGTCTTACACACCATCTCTACAAGCTGACCTACAAGTTGACGATACTGGTAACACCTTTGCAGGTATGTTGCACGGTCGTATCAAAGTGTACATCGATCCATATTATGGTGGTTACACATCTAACCAAGAATTGGTTACAGTTGGTTATAAAGGTTCTTCACCTTATGACGCTGGTTTGTTCTACTGCCCATACGTTCCTCTACAAATGGTTCGTGCGGTTGACCAGTTCACCTTCCAACCAAAAATTGGTTTCAAAACCCGTTACGGTATGGTTGCAAACCCATTTGCAGAAGGTCTAACAGCAGGCAACGGTCGTCTAGATGCACAATCTAACGTTTACTACCGTTTGTTTGCCGTGAAAAACTTGATGTAATCAAGAAACCACCGCAGAGTGGTACTTAAAAGGGAGCTTCGGCTCCCTTTTTTTTATGCCTGTAATATTTTCGAAATAATGTTCCTACCTAAATATAACTGTGGGTAGTTCCACAACACTTTATAAAGGAGTTATTATGTCTACAGTAGTCGTTACCGTTGTTTCTCAAGAACAACAATTCCCGGCCGGTACCCAAACCGCAGGTATCAAAGTATCTTTGGCTGGTGCACCAGACCAAACTTTAACCGCAGCACCTTATGTTGCAACATTTGAGAATGTTGGACCAGGTGAATTTGCTATCACAGCACAAACAGTTGATACATCTGGAAATGCATTAGGTGCAGCAGTTACTGGTTCAGTAACAATTGCCGCTCCAGCACCTGCACCAGAAACAGCACCTGCTCCAGCGGCAGACGCAGCTGCAGCAGTTGTTGCAGCACCAGCAACAACACCAGAAGCTGCACAAGCAGCAGTTGAAGCAGTAGTTGCCGCATCTCCAGCAGCAGCTGATCCTGCCGCAGCAGCAGTTGTTACCGCCGTAGCAACAGCACAAGCCGCAGCACCAGCGGTTGATGAACCAACAGCAGCCGCAGCAGTTACTGCCGCAGTTGCAGCGGTTGCATCAGCACCAGCAGAAACAGTTACAAGTCCTGAAGCCGTTACAGCAGCAGTTGTTGCAGCAGTTGCCGCAGCACCAGCAGTAACTCCTGAAGCGACCGAAGCCGCAACACAAGCAGTTGCAGCAGTCGTAACAGCAGCTACAGGTACTGCACCAACACCAGAAACCACAGCAGCAATCGCTGCAGCAGTTGCAGCAGCACCAGCTCCTGCACCAGCACCTGAAGTTTCTGTTGATGTTCCAGCATCTTTGACTGTTGAAGTTAAATAATATGTCACACTATATTATGGAATTACTCGAAAAAGCATTAACAAAAATGCTAAACAAGTTCTTCAAAAAACCAGTAATGGTTGATGTTCCTGTGTCTTTTACAACACAGATTAAGTAAATAAGAACCGCCTTCGGGCGGTTTTTTGTTGTCCTAAATAGAGGTATGACAGCATTAAACAGAACACCCTCTAATACCAACTTTTTACAACCGTCAAAGTTCATCTTGGCTTTCAACAGATTGCCAACGGTTCAGTATTTTTGCCAAGAAGCAAATCTTCCTGGTGTGTCTGTTGGTGGTTCAGAATTTAACACTCCCTTTGCAGATGTTCCTATTGCAGGAAACAAAATATCTTATGGAGACTTTAATGTATCTTTTCTTGTAGATGAAGAAATACAATCTTGGTCAGAGTTGTATAAATGGATGTTGGCTATTGCAGCACCGACAAACTTACAAGATAGAGCTAGATACAACCAAGAACAGAACCAAAACACCATAAAAGCAAGTTATTATTCTGATTCAACATTGACTATTATGAGTGCCCTAAATAATCCATTAGTGAGAATTAACTTCCACAGAATGTATCCAGTCAGTCTTTCAGACATAAGATTTGATACACAACAATCAGCGGATACAATTATAACAGCAACCGCAACATTTAGATATGAGTATTTTGATATAACAAGCGCTTAATTTTAACTTTATATTATGAACAAACTTGATGAAATCTTAAAGTCCTGGGAAACTGACGCCGATATCGACCAAACGGAACCAGGCAAAGAACTTCTAAAAATCCCAAAACTACACAGCAAGTACATTGATGTTCTAATCAAACACAAGATGGCCGCAAAGAAAGCCAACTTCGATTACTTGCGTATGCGTAAACTCAAATGGGAATACTATACAGGCAAAATGTCACAAGAAGAACTTGATGAACAAGGATGGGAACCATTCCGATTCACACTCAAGTCTGACATTTCATTCTACTTGGAATCTGACCAAGACTTAATCAAACTACTGGAGAAAAAGATTTACCATGAAGAAGTAGTAACTGTGGTCGAGTCTATCATGGGTGAAGTAAAACAACGTGCATGGGAATTGAAATCTTATATTGATTGGGAGAGATTCATTGGAGGACAATGATGGACAAATACGATTTCTTATAAATACTCCATAAAGGAGTTTTTATGGAAGACATATTTGAAGGATTAAAAAAACAAAAATTTGTATTAGATGAAGAATCCATGATAGAACAAAGGGATTTGTTTGTTATGGATGCACTAAAGAGAAATGCAACTATAATTGAGTGTCCGCACTGTAAGGTTACAGGAAATGAGCCAAATATGTTGCGTTGGCATTTTGAAAATTGTGACACCAAGTTGAGATGCTGTGAGCAATGTGGCAACACAATACCAAGACAAGGAATAAAACCTTTCTTGTATGATGTTAAAAAATATTGTAACAGAAAATGTTATACAGAAAGCAAAAAAGGTAAACCACCTATTGTTATGACAGACGAGGTTAAACAAAAAATTTCAAAAATTGCTTTAACTCAAAGTAAAGAAAGAAGTGAAAGAATGAAAAAAACTAGACCATGGGATGTTAAATGGAAAAAGAACACATAGAAATTGTAAAAGTTAATGAAGTCTATCTAAAGGTTAAGGCTCAAAGACACATTTTACAAGAACTATCAGATTATTTTACTTTTTTTGTACCCGGACACCAATTTGTTCCAGCATTTAGGAATAAAATTTGGGATGGCCGCATAAGATTGTTAAATTTACAAACTCAACAAATATACATTGGTCTATTGAGGTACCTTGAAGAATTTTGCAATGAAAGAGATTATGCTTTCTCACATAACTTTGTAGAAGATGAATTTTCTTTATATCATGCTAAGAAGTTTATTGAAACTTTAGGCCTACCTTTTGAGGTTCATGACCACCAAATCAATGCATTCGTTCATGCAATGCAAAGTCGCCGTGCAATGTTAATTTCACCAACGGCTTCTGGCAAATCTCTAATCATTTATATGCTGGTAAGGCAATTATTTGATTATCAACAACTCAAAGGCCTTATTATTGTTCCAACAACATCATTGGTTGAACAACTTTCTAAAGATTTTGAAGATTATGGTTGGGATTCTGAAAAAAATGTACACAAAATATATCAGGGTAAAGATAAACACACAGATTTACCTGTAACTATTTCCACATGGCAGTCATTATACAAAATGCCGGCAGAATACTTTGAACAGTTTGATTATATCATTGGTGATGAAGCACACTTATTCAAGGCACAATCATTAACTTCAATACTTACATCTTGTACAAACACCAAATATCGAATAGGACTCACCGGAACGCTTGATGGCACCAAAACGCACAAGTTAGTATTAGAGGGCTTATTTGGACCAGTGGAGAAAGTAATCACCACTAAGGAGATGATTGATAAGAAGATTGCTTCTTCGTT